CAATATTTTAAGTTTTATCTTTCTAAAACAAATAAACCAATCAATAAAACTGTCAAAACCGAAAATATTTAATATTTATTGTTAAAAGAAACAATGAATTTAAAAATATTAAAACCATATGAATTGGGTAAAGGTATCTTAATCGAACAAGATGCTGGATATATTTCCCCAACAACAGAACACAATAAATACATAATGGAGTCTACTAACTTTTTAGACCATTCAAAACCATTTGAATTTTATGCCGTTCTACAAAAATATGACACACCAAATAGAAATGGTCGTGTGTATCCTGAAAGGATTTTAAAACGAGAATCTGAAAATTATAAAAAAATGATTGAGAAGGGTGTTTCATTATCAGAATTGAACCACCCTGAATCATCGTTAATTGATTTAGACCGTGTATCTCACATCATTACTAAAGTATGGTGGGAAGGTAATGTACTAATGGGTGTTTTAAAATTACTTACAAGCCCAGGTTTCCACGAAAGAGGTATTGTATCAACTAAAGGTGATATGGCGGCAAACTACCTAAGACAAGGTGTTACGTTAGGTATATCATCAAGAGGTGTTGGTTCCCTTAAAAAAGTGGGAGAACAAAATGAAGTTCAAGATGATTTTGAGTTAATTTGTTTTGACTTAGTATCTTCACCATCAACACCAGGTGCTTATTTATTCTTAGACCCAAATGATAGAACGAAATTTGATGAAAACATTGAAGAAGAAAAACAATCGAAAAAAGAAAAAGAATTAGACGGTAATAACAAATCACTTGACTTAATGAAAAAATTGAACGATTATTTGGGAAATAGATAAAATAATTTAATATGGAACAAGGAGAAAAGTATTTTGTAGCAAAAATTAGTTCTGATTTATTAGACACTGAATCAGGAAAAGTTAAAAAAATGAGAGAAGAAAAATTAGTTCTTGGTTATACACCAACTGACGTTGAAGCCAAAGTCACTAAACTTTACGAAAACTATACTATGGATTGGAGAATCACAGGGATAGTTGAAAGTAAAATTGATGAAGTTATCGAATAATTTAACTTAAAAATAATACCATTTTAAAAGGGGGAGACATTAGTCTTCCCTTTTTTTTTTCACTAAAAATCCATTAATAGTTAATTTATTTTACATAGTCAATCATAAAAATTAGTTTTTTTTAATTTTCTTAATATTTATTTAGAAATAAAACAAACATTTTTTTAAATGGCAAAAGAAAAAACATTAGTTGAAGAGACTTTTATCCAAATGAAGAATTTGGAGGAAGCCGTTGCAGAAAACGCAAAGGGAATACTTGCATCTACTATGAAGCAAGAAATCAAAGACTTAGTAAAAGAATCTCTATTCGAACAAGAAGAAGAAGATGAGGTTGAAATGGATGCTGACGTGGAAGATTCTGATATGGAATTTGACGCAGACGTTGATAATCTTGAAGATGATGAAGACCTAAGTATGGGTGATGATGAATTCTCAATGGACGATGAAGAAATGTCAATGGATGACGAAGAACCAATCGACTTAACCGGTGATGATGTTACCGATGAAGAAGTTCTTAAAGTATTCCAATTGATGGGTCCTGAAGATGAAGTTATCGTAACTAAAAATACTGATGGTAACATTAATTTAAAAGATACCAAAACAAGTAAAGAGTATATGATTGTACAAGAATCTGAAATGGATGGTGAATTTGACGAAACAGAAGAATTTTACGAATCTGATTTAAATCCTGAAGATATCTTCGAATTTGAAGATGATGAGGAAGATGATTATCAAGGAAATCTTGACAAAGCATTTGAAGACGTTTTCTCAGAACAATATGATGAGGAAGAGGGAGAAATGGATAAGGATGATAGTTTAATGTACGAACTTGAATTAGGGGATGACGGTGATTTAGATGAAACAGATGGGGACCAATTATCTATGGATTACATGGATGAGGATATGGACCTATATGAGTCGAAATCATTTAAACCAAAAGGTAAAGGTTTTGGTACACCTAACAAATTTAAGTATTCGTCAAAACCTAACCAAGAAGGTGGTTTTAATACTAAAAAGAAAGAAGGACCTAAATCAGTTGGTACAGGAAAAGCTAAATTTACTTACAAAGATGGTGAAAATTTAGATGGTGAGTTTAAAATAAATCCTAAGAAAAAAGTTGAGGCTAATGAAGCGTCAAGAACTTTAGGAGCAGGAAAAAGATTTGGTAAAAATAGTTTAGACAAACCTAAAGCAGCACCAAGACATTTAAGAAAAGAATCAGTTGATGGTGAATTAAATCTATTAAGAGAAAAGAATAACGAATACAGAAACGCATTAAACGTATTTAGAGATAAGTTGAATGAAGTTGCAGTGTTTAACTCAAACTTAGCTTACGCTACTCGTTTGTTTACTGAACACACCACAACTAAACACGAAAAAATCAACATATTACAACGTTTTGATTCTGTAGAAACTATTAAAGAATCCAAAAACTTATATCAAACAATAAAACAAGAATTAAATAAAGATAATTCTTCAAAACCAATTAACGAATCAATTGAGAGAAGTATCGACAATTCACCTTCAACAGGGTCGGCAATTAACTTAATTGAATCAAAAACTTATGAAAATCCACAATTCTTACGAATGAGAGATTTGATGAGTAAACTTAAATAAAAAATAAACTAAAAACAAATAAAAAAAAACAATGGGTGCATTATTAGAATCAGGTCTTGTTGGTAACATCGGATTGAAACATTTAAAAGTTATCAAAGAAGACACTATTAATAAATGGGATAAATTAGGTTTTCTTGACGATTTAAAAGGTCACTTAAAAGAAAACGTAGCTCAATTATATGAAAACCAAGCGTCTTTCTTAATTAATGAGGCTACTGCAGAAGGTTCAAACGGAGCGTTTGAAACTGTAGTTTTCCCAATCGTAAGACGTGTGTTCTCTAAATTATTGGCGAACGACATCGTATCAGTACAAGCAATGAACTTACCTATCGGTAAATTGTTCTTCTTCGTACCTAAAATTCAAGGATATAACTCAAACAACGAACATTACGCTCCTGTAGGTGCTCCTAACGGTGCTGAAGTTGGTGATGGTTACGGTGCAGGTAGTACTTACGCTAACCAAAACTTGTATGACTTATTCTACGAAGGTTCTGAACCAGGTTTAAATCCAGCGGGTTTATTCGATTATTCTAAAGGACAATTTACTGCAGTAACTGCAAGTACAAGAGTTCAAGTTTGGAATGGTTCTAACTTAGTTGATGCTACATCAGCAACATATAGTGGTGTTACTACAAGAAAAGTAATTATTAAAGTATCAGGTTTCTCTAACGTAGGTGCTGGTAAATTAATCGGACCTGACGGACAAGAAATGGATACAGAAACTTTCTTATCTGATTTAGTTGTTACTAAAGGTGCTGGTTTAACAATTTCAGCAACTTCAGCTTGTGCGGTTGAAGCGAACACAGCGTTATTGTTTAGAGTAGTAACTCAACAATACGGAAAAGGTATCGTACAATACGGTGAAAGAAGAAATACTTCATTTGGTGGAGCTCAATCAAACACAGGTGGTGGTTCATTCCAAGATATTTGTGATGCTGAAGGTTTTATCTATTTAGAAGTTGATTTATCTTGTCCGGCTTGTGTCGGATGTGGAGCTGACACTTTAGATGGTTACACAGGTACAACAATTACATCTGCGGCAACTACTACATCATTCGTAGCAGTTTACAAAAGATACAAAGAGTTAGAATTCGAAGACAAAATTGGTGAGGTTTCTTTCGATTTAGAATCTGTAACAGTTTCTGTAACTGAAAGAAAATTAAGAGCACAATGGTCTCCTGAATTAGCTCAAGACGTTGCGGCGTTCCATAACATTGATGCTGAAGCTGAATTAACGGCTTTATTGTCAGAACAAGTTGCAGCTGAAATCGACCGTGAAATTTTACGTGACTTACGTAAAGGAGCAGCTTGGAACCTACGTTGGGATTACAACGGATGGAGAAGAGTGAACGGTTTAACTACATCTTATACTCAAAAAGATTGGAATCAAACGTTGATTACGGCTATTAACCAATTATCAGCACAAATTCACAAATCTACATTAAGAGGTGGAGCTAACTGGATTGTTGTTTCTTCTGAAGTTTCAGCTATCTTTGATGATTTAGAATACTTCCACGTATCTAACGCGTCTCCTGAGCAAGACCAATACAACATGGGTATTGAAAGAGTTGGTACATTAGCAGGTCGTTACCAAGTTTACCGTGACCCTTACTTCCCACCAAACACAGTATTGTTGGGTCATAAAGGAACATCATTGTTAGACACAGGTTACATCTACGCACCGTATGTACCTCTACAATTAACTCCAACAATGTATAACCCATTCAACTTTACACCTATCAAAGGTATAATGACGAGATACGCTAAGAAAATGGTTAACAACCGTTTCTACGCGAGAATCACAGTTGATGGTGTTCGTACATTTGACTTGAAAGAATTGAGATAATCAACAATTTCATAATAAAAAAAGGGACTTCACAGTCCCTTTTTTTATTTAACTAATATTTATTTAAAAAATAAAACAATATGAAAAATCAATTTATAATTGCCGAGTCTGAAAGACAACGAATATTATCACTACATGAAAATTCAACAAAAAAACAATATCTAAATGTTTTAACAGAACAAGAACAATTTTATAAAGGTTCTGATGGTAAAGTTGGTAAGTTAGTTGGTCCTCTTAATACATTACCCGCAGGTGCAACAAAGATTACACAACAAGAATATGATACCGCAATGAAAACACAATCATTAACACCCGGAGGTGATGCCGGAACAACAACAACAACAACTGTTAAACCCGTAGGTGCCGCAGAAACTTGGTTAACATTACCTAAAGATAAAAACTATGAATATCTTAAAAAAGATAATAAATGGTTTACAAGAAGAAAGGGAACGACAAAAGAATTTGATTTATCATCAAACCCAAAATATAAAGCAAGTGTTGATTTATTAAATAAACAGTTTCCTGACGGAAAAGCACCTGCAGGTGGTGAAGTAAAAACTGTCGCTTCAGCTACAAATGTTGCGGTAAAAAATGAGACATTACCGGGAGCTCCTGTTTATTATCCTTGGATACAGGATGGTAAACTTAATACTGAAAAGTTAAAACAATCAATAGAAGATAATTCTATTTATAAATGGTCTGATGAGTTGAAAAAATTAACACCTGAACTATTAACTAAAGTTAGACAGGATTTAGCATCTTCAGGTATTCCTAATAATTTAACAACAACAAAAGGTACCGGATTATTTTTGGCCCTTAATGACGTACTTAAAACCGCGGAAAAAATGGTTGCACAAGCAAATCCTCAAGGTGGAACTGAAACTCTTAAAGAAATTCCCGGAGCAGGTCAGAATTTTTAATTAGAGTCTGATGAGGTTGTTTCTGAATTATTCAATACACGAATTGATTTAGAAAGGACTTCAGATTCACCTAATGAAAACACCCCATTATGATATGCTAAATTAACTGCGTGTGTTAAATAATATATCGCAGTTTCTTTAGTCATAGTGTTTAATAATACTTCAATGTGGGTTTCATCCATTAAAGGTATTACATTAAATAATTTACCATATATTTCTTGTTCTTCCATAACTTAATATTTATATATAATGAATAGTAAAAAAAAACATATAAGTGAAGCAACTTCTGATAGTTCAGGTAGTAGAGGTTCATATGTAGCACCATTACAACCCGGTATTAGAGATTTTAGTAACTCAGCACTTGGTCCATTTACAATATCGGTATCTGATTATGATAGTCCATTACTTGAATTTGATAGTTATGATGGTAAAATGGATGAAAGGAAGTCTCAGATAAAAAAAATTGAGTCTCAAGCAAAAAAAATTACGGACTATATTAAAAAACACCCCAATTCAACATTTAGTGACGAGGATGGTAATATTGTAAATCAATACCCTAATGGTAAAAATAAAAAAGGTATAGTTCCTATTAAAGAAAATTATAATAGAAAAATTGTTAGATTAACCGAAAATCAATTATTAAAGATTATTAACGAAATTATTAAAGAAATAAAATAAAAAAACCCCATCTAAACAGTGGGGTTTTTCAATTATATCTTCTCAGATATTTTATGTAGGATTGTTGATAACGACACCATAATTTGAGACATCATTTCATTTTCAAATTCATTTCTAATTTCTTCGGTTTTATTATCATACATATGAGTTACTCTGTCAAAATCTCTTTGAGTTAAAATAACGTCATAATGATAAATGTGATTTGTTATTGTAATTTTCTTATCGTCTAATATAATAAAGACTTTTAACACTTCATTCTTAATATAACGTTTTCCTGACAATGGAGCGATTAAAAACTTAGAGTGTGGGTTGTTTATCATCTTATAACAGATAGACTTGCAAATCCTCTCATTTTGTGTGTTTTCGGAGTTTTGGTTAACAGAATATCTAACACCTTTTAGGTATTTAGCGTACAATCGTTTAATTAATCGTTTAATGTAGTTCATAATGGTATCTTTTATATAGAACAAACATAGTGTTTTTTCAGATACGATTCAATAAACTCAACCGAGAAAAAGTTGTTAAATTGTTAACAAAAAAAGGGAGTTGTTAATAACCCCCTTATATTTTAAAGATACTTTATTTATTAAGCATTTAGACCATTTTGACCACCTAACACAATCATATTCAATTGCATTACAGTATTACCTGAAGTTCCGTTATATACGGGATGTGGTGGGTAAACAACTATGGGATTAGTCGCACAGTTGTTCTCGTCATTGACACAAACTGTTGTTTCAGTATTTGCACTTAGATTTGCCATTATAATGTTTTTTATTATAAATATCTGTTTATTCTAAATATTTTATGTTAACTATCTGAAATTTGATTTGTTTTTTGTAAGTGTTTATTTCACCACTACTAATCACTTTCATATCAACATAATATTCGTTAGGTATTTTATCTCTAGTGTCGAAGATAAAATAATACTCATTAGGTGTTCTATTAATTTTGGTCCAATCTTGAACTTCAACTTCCGTTTGACCTTCTCTCACGTATATTCTATAATAAGCGTCAACTTTTTGTAATAGTTTTTGTGTTGAGAACGCTTGTTTGATTATTACCCCAACTTTACGAATATCTGTGTTATAAATTTTTTCATCTTGTTTTAAACCGTAGAAATCAAACCCATATAATTTAGGGTCAGCTGATGAGGTTGAACCAATTTGAATTGAATTTTTTGTTGGGTAAATTGTGAATTCATTTCGAATGTCTGATAATGCGAACCCATTTAAGTAAAGTCCACCCCATTTATCAAAAAACGTACAAGGTGTTTTATAACCAATTAACGGTGGGATTGTAACTTCATACACCCCTTTAGTTTTATTACATGTTGATAATGACGTTAACCCAGGTATGGGCGTACCTGTTGAGTCACCAATAGTAACTGTTGGATTAGAATCCAAGTTAGATGGGTTTCCATCGTCATAAACATATAAATATAATTTGTTGGTTTTACCCAACGTGAATAAGTTTCTATCATCTTCAATTAAATCATCATATGATGTCTCTAAGTAAGGTTCATAAAATGTTTGGGTATGTCTAGTAAAGAATTGTACTTCATAGTTTTCAGTTAAACCTGTAAGATTTTCTAATTGAGGTTTAAATGCAATTCCCCAACCTGAAACGTTAGTTAAAGTTCCATCAAGAATTGAGTTTATTTCATTTGACATATCAAATGATATATTTTCATTTCCAAATTCGAAATGTTGAACATCAAGGATTGTTAAATTAGAATAATTAACAACACCTGTACCTTTATTATTATAAATTCCTTGTTGACTCCAATTATCTAATGTTGTTCTTTGGAACCAATTTGTTGGTCTGACAGAATAATTTTTATCGTTAGTGATTTCATACATTAAATCAGCAAAATCATAACCAACACCTTCATCCCAAAGTTGGGGTGATGGTATTCTAAATAATACTAAATCAAATGATGTTGCTCTTTGTCTACCTTGTGATGTACTTGTATTTAAGTAATCATTAAACGTTGACGTATTAATCATCCTTAACGTGTGGTTTATATTACCACATTGGTCTGAAATTGTACCATCTTGGTATTTTTCGATTAATAAATCTAAGTTAAGGTCGAATATAAAACGACTAAAACCATAAGGGTATTGTGTGTTTATTACTGACCCATAAAATAGTTCGGTAACAGGGTTTCTACCTGTATTCGTGTAACTATTTGATATGATGGTGTCGTTCTTACTAAAATACGAATTATTTATTGACATCTTATCTTTTACATATAAATATCAATTCAATCTAATATTTTGATTAAGAACTTGATTTTCTGCATCTGCAAGTATTTGAAATATCTCATCAATGGATTGACCACTACCTGAAGATATCGGAACAGGGGGTAATGTTGAGATTGCATGAACGTGTCCTGCTAAGAATTCCACAATTTTTGTTAATAATTCCATCAACTTATCTCCTCTAACCATAGGGTAAGTTTTGGCGTTAATACTATCTTTACTTCCTGTTTTACCTAATCCACCCACAAACATATCTTGAGGGATACCGTATAATGTATTTGATAATGATATCTTACCATTAGGACCGTCTGAGTCGTGAGAAAGTAAATACAATTTTTGAGCTCCTAAAGTTGCGTATGTAACATCTTCAGTTAGACTGTACTTAAAAAGATTAACCACCTCAAATTGTGGTTTTGTTGGTGGAATAATGATTGGTGTCCCTTCTTTTACACCCCATACAGTAAAGAATCCTCGTTTTACACTTAAAAATCCCGGTGTTATACCCGCCATAAATTTGGTAAAATTAGTTACTATTGTCGAATCTTCTTTAAGACCATTCACATCAACTGTATTATCGGGATTCTGATATGATTTAAATTTCTCAATAATCTCAAATGTTTTTTTTGATGGTGTAACAACTAAAGGGAATGTTGTTTCGGGTGCAACGTTTTGTTTGTTATTAACAGGTAATTTGTAATCAACAAACCCATTAATAACTCCTGTAACAAAATCATTAATAAGACCTATAGTTTCTTTATATGTTTTACCAACAAACCTTACAGATTCTGTTGGACCTGAATAATCAATACCTGTTGATAGAGTTAAAATACTATCAATTGTAAAATTGACAGTATTAACATTTTGTGATGGTTTAACATTGTATAAACCAACATCACCTGTAAATGAATCTTGTTGGTTATCTAAATTTAGAATATTCCAAATTATGGCTTTTTTAACTACCTGTACTTCTTTTTTTAACCTACCTTGTAATACACTAGGTATCTGAATTTTTTTCTGTTCAAACCTACTTAATTGTAAAAACGCACGATTAGGATTACCAACAGGTAGAACATTTGGGTTTAAATTTTTAACTTTACCGGCACGTAATAATAGTTCATTATCTTTTAAAATCACATCAGAAGTTCCTCTACCCAACATAGCATTATCTTGTGGTTGGGGAAATATACCATCACTTTCTTTTTTACGATACTGATTATTATCATCCTTTAATGATAATGTTTGTTTAATACGGTCACCCCATGATAAAAACTTTTTACTCCCAACATAATTCTCAAATTGAGATGCCATTGGTGAAGAAAACACTCCTGGCATATAAAATTGGTTTTGGGTTGGGAAATCTTTATTCTGATAAATAATATGAACGTACTCATCAGGTTTAGGATTAATACTTAAAAAAAACGGTAATAACGGTAAGAATATAATAGGGTCTTTTGAAGTCCACGGGTCAGTTTCCTCATTCCAATCGGCAATTGCCCCAATCATATCTTCATATTTTTTACCTTCGGGTAAAACTCTAAGTCTACCCAAAACCATTGGGTCATCATTTTTGTAAACAAAACCAGGGAATATTATTTGATTTTGAGACGGATTATTTTCTGACCCCATTTCTTGTATTATATTCTTTTAATAATTTATTATAAGTTTCTTCTAAACTATCCAAATGATAAGTTAATTTTATGATATCGTTTTTAACGGTTTCAAAATCTTTTTGAACTATATCCATAGCCATTTGTAAATCACTATTAGATGAATTAGAGGGGGTATTAATCACCTCAATTGTTTTTTTAGCAATGTCTTCTTTATTCATAATTTAGTTTAAATTGATAACCCAAATCCTTGTGATGGTATTGTAAATCCTGCTGGCGTCATTGTTAATGGTGGTATAGCAACTTGTACCTTAGCATTTGTCATTTCAGCACCTTGACCTTTAATAGATGAATATATACTTAACACCGTTAAATTAGGACTACCATCAGGCATAGGACCTGTTGGAATACCTACTTTTTGTAATTCCTGAATTGTATTTATAAATGACCTAGTTTCGGAATACCCATCCAATAATTGAGCGGCAAATAATAATGGTAATGGTAGATTGTTTTTTGCCGAGGATATAGGATTACGTCCTGTACCCCAAGCCGAGGTGGCTATTTTGAGTAACCATAAAATTTCATCAACAACACTTTTACATTCCCTCCAATCTTTAATAAACTGTCCAATCGTTATTAGTAACTGAATTAATTTTAAGATAACCGAAATTTGTTTAGCAGCTTTTTCTTTTGCTAAATCAACTAAAATTGATTGTATCAAATTACGAATATCTTTTTTAATTTCTTTAAATAATTCTTTAATAAAAATAGCGGCAATTTTTGACACAACATTTTTGAAAAATGTTGCAAATTTCTTAATAAAATCTGAAAATGATTTAATTGTTTCAAAAATTGATTTACCTAAAGCTTTTAACATTATCGCTAATGGTAATAAAATTTTAGGTGAGAATAAAGACAACGCTAATCCCATTATCATATTTTTTAAGAAGTTCAAATCTAACTCAGCCTTTAAACTACCATCAATCGCAAACCCATTCCAATCAGGGTTATTTGCAATGTCGTCAGTTAATTTATCGGCAGCATCAATTTGTTTATCCTCATCCTCAATAAATGTTATATTATCTAACGCCTCAAATATTGTGTTAGTATCTAATGGTAATGCAACATCATTACAGGTTACAAATTTAACAACACCATTTTTAATATTACTAACTCTTTCATCAATTTTACGTAAATCCATACTGTTTAATTCGTAAAATGAATTATCCGTATCATCAATTTCCGATAATTTAGCAATACCACTAACATCAATTGTTTTTCTATTGTCAAAACAGATTCCCAAAATTCTTTGGATAATTGCCATAACCTTACTTGTATCCTCAACTTGTTTAAGTCCGATATTTCCTTGAATGGAAATAACCCCTAACATACATTCTAAAATCCATGCTAATGTGGAATTAAAATCAACAACTTTAATTGTTTTATAATAATCTTGAATAAATTCACTTACGTTATTTAAACGATTTAATGTTATTCTTTGTTGTAACGTTACTTTGTAAAAACTACCTGTTTCACCCAAATCGTTTACTTCGGTATATTCGATATCAAACAATGGTTGACCTGACCTACCCATATATAATGACCCACCGTTATCTATTGAATACGGGTCGTTACTTTGAATACGTTGGTATAATTGTTTATTCATTGGGTATGGGTACGATTGAGTCGCACTTAGCGATTGTTTTTCATACAACGCTTTACCCGGACTTCCTTGATAATCCTTTTTTAATAATTTACCTAAGTCGATAGAACTAACTCTAATATATAAAACTTGTCCCGCATTACCAGATGAGTACGATTGTTGTTGGTCACAACCGACAACCGATAAACATTCCGCCATTAATATATTAGCAATTTTAGGTTCTACTTTACGTAGTGTCCTCATTAAGATTCTTTTTAAATATTTTGTGGTACTACCACCTTTACCCGCAAGAACTTTTTTAATATCAATTAATTGTTCGAATTGGTTCTTCAATTCTTTTTGATATTTTTTCGCATTAGACTTTAAATCATTAATTTTTTGCTCAGCCAAATCCTTACTCTCATCAAATGAGTCACCGGCACTTTTCTTTAACGTATCATATTGACTTTTTAAATCAGTGTACGCCTTAGCGGAACTAATCTTATCTTTAACATCTTTGTAACTATTATCTAAATCTAACGCCATATCATTTTAATTTATAAGAACCATTTGATGTGTCGGTATCTTTATCTATCAAACTTTTAATTACATCGTCATCCAAATCAATATCTGATAGTGTGAAATTATCATTGTTTGAGGTACTATTAGTTTTTTCCCAAATACTTGATTGTAATTTAGATAGAGAAAGTTTTTTCTCAACACATTCATTTATGATTTTTTGTTGTTTTTCAATGATAGGACCAATCAAAGTCATATCTTCAACCTCCTTCATTAATGACAACATTTTATTTTGTATTCTAATTGCAGTATTTCTTTGTTCTACAAGTTCATTGTAGATTTCTTGCATTAACGATAAGATAGATTCTTTAGTTAAATTAATTTCTTTTTTTGCTGGTCTTCCCATAATAACATAAATACTTATTTAACCATTTTCTGTATTAAGCTATAATATATGTTCTTGAACTTTTTCATAGAACTTCTTATTTCTTTTGTCGATAAATTTGTCATTTCTCTTATAGATAATAAAACAACATTTTTATTAAATTTATTGTTATCATTACCTATAAAAACTTCATTGTAGTTATCAAATAATTCGTACAAAGCATGTCCTAACTTAATTTCGTTTTCAGATAAATTAGATAACTTTAAAAACTCATCCAGCTCAATTAAAAATTGTTTAATTATTGTTGTGGCATCAATAGCGTCATTTTCAATATGATATGAAAAATCGTTACTATTTTCTAAATCATATGATATGTCTTCATATGATATTTTTCGATTCATTTCTTTTTGGTCTTTAATGATTTGACCCATTAAATAATTTTTGCAGATAGTTCCAAAGTAAGAATACGCCTTCTTTTCTTTGGAAGGTTTAAACTTATCTATTTTGGTCATTAAAAAGGAGTGTGTGTCTATATGTATTTCATAGAAATCCATATCTTTTCTGTATAATTTATATCTTCGAATAATTGAAGATATCATCTTATCTAAAGGTTTACGTAAAAAGTCATTGTAAATTTTATTCTTTTCTTCAAATGAAGAAGCGGTTAAATAATTTACAACCGCTAATTCCTCTCTAACATCAAAATAATTTTCTTGTGTTGGTTTTCTACCTTTCTTTTTTAACTCCGTACTTGATTCACTTACAACTTCATTAGTACTCATTAATTTTCTTGGGGTTCATATTTTATAGCTCTGTCATTAATGAAGAAAGATTCTTTCTTAGCCGATTCAACCCAAAAACTAACCTCATCATCAGTTAACACATTCTCACCATTTTTGTAATTCCAAAAAATAGACCCTTCACGTAAATTTGTGTGTTTGTATCCAATTCTTGGGATTGACATAATTTTAACTGAGTTATATGTCATACGTAAGAAAAATTCATAACCAAATGTTAATCTGATTGAAGGTTTAATTAAACCGAAGTCAACGAATTTATCCTTTTTAATAACAATCCCTGATGGTTGGAAGTTTTGATATGATTGTAATGTTTCATTAGTTAACACACCCATTTCACTACTGAAGTTAGCTGCAAATGTTGCCTCATTTGTAAATCCAGCAAATAGTTCTTTATCGGTAGTGTCAACAACAATTGGTAAAAACGCGTCATATTCAGGATAAGCCTCAACATATTTTGCAACATTTTTAAACCAAATTGATGAATACTCATCATCAAATTCGAATAAAGAAATCCATTTAGATTTTGCAGAACGAGCACCGTAGTTAACTTGTGACGCATAATTAGGTTCTTTAGTCCACTCAACTTTTTCAACTTTAATATCACCAAAATCAAATGAATTTAAAAATTCAACCAATGACGTTTCATTAGTATGAACTATAATTAATTCATTAATTCCTAATTTTTGATTTTTAATAGATTGAATTGCCTTATTAAAGTACTCATCAAAATTAAGATTTTTTGACGATTTAATAGGTAAGATTACTGATACATCAAATTTTTCCATATTATTCTTCGATTGTTTGTAGTTTAGAGATTTGGTCCTCAAATGATTGTAATCTAATTGAGAAATATTCATCAAATAAAGAAACCGATTGTTTATTAAAATCTTCTTTAGTTTGTAAAGAATTTACTGTTTCATTCATATTAGTAATAAAATCTTCACTAATATTGTCTTCTAACCAATTTTGTAAATGGTCAGCAACCACATCAACTAAATGTGTTTTATTGTTAACCCAAATACCGTTATTTTCATTAAGCCAAGACGGTAATACATTAGGAACTAAACCAATTACCGGAACGTTAGATTTCATTGATTCAAGTGGGTAAGTCCCATATGAACTTGTTTCATCAATCCAAACAGATACAAAACTTTCACTCAATTTATCAGCAAATTCATCTTTAGATAAACCTCTTAAATCTCGTAACGTTACCCATCTATATTGTGGGTATTTCACATAAAATGTTTTAATTAAGTTTACCGTATCTCTTTGTTCTCTAGAATGAACGGACACAATTGGTCTTGCGGGTAATGAATTAGGTTTAAATTCTTCAGAAATAAATGGTGTTAAAATATCAAAAGAAACATTTTTCATAACTTGTTGAATGTATTCTTTTTGTTCTTCTGACGTTGTGATACATTTTAAAAAACCAAATTGTGCCCAAGTTTCACCTGGTTTTAAAGTTTCTAAAATATTATCATACGCTTGTGATAATACAATTTTACCACATGGTAATTGTTTAATTTGTTCCATAACAAAACCAAATAATTCAGGAATAACAATGAAATCGTCAGGAGCAACTTGTAAATTACCACCTTCGATTACTTGATGAGGTAATGATTCGTATTTATTGCCTAACCAAGATGATACACCCACGTAATCTGATTTTTCGTGTAAAATAACAGGATTGTAACCATTTTCTTGTAATGCCAATGCAAAATTATGTATGTACTCAACAGATGCTTTAGCATTACCTTTAGTGTCTTGTACAATAAAATAAATTTTAGATGTTTTGTTTTTTAAGTTTTCAATAGATAGTTCAACCTTTGAAATTTGTTCTTGATTCATACTAGTACTTGTTTATTATTTTTTTATTTATTAACGTATTAAACGCAAGTTTAAAAGGGATTGATAGTTCAGAACTTTTAGCCCCTAATGTTTCATCGACTTCATCACTTTCCGTCATAAGGATTTCAATCATAGTTTTAAATACTTCATATTTAACTAGATTAATTTGAGTCTCACCTGTAGATGATGACTTTTCAATGTTAACACATTCTTCTAATTTATCAACATCTATATAGTAATGCTCATTTAATAATTTAATCATTTTAATAGTTCTTTTAATTTATTGTCAAACTCGTTTAATGTTTTAATGGTATGTTCACAATCAACATCTTTGTTGTATTCAGTCTCATACTTAACCACAATCTTATCTGAAGGTTTATCTAATAATAATATAGGATTTGACGTAAGTAAAACATCAATCTCATCCCACATTGATTTTATTGTTATATTACTGTAGAATTTTATTTTTTCAATCTGACAAATGAACTTAGATAGGAAAAAAAGTGTTGCAGGTTTTGATTTACCAATTTCATCCGAAACAATAACTAAATCATTATCGTCTCGATATGTTAAATATAAATTTTGTAAGTCATTAAACGTTGAGTATTCGGTGGATTGTGCGTGTCCAAAAATTTCCATAGCAAATTCTTCATATAAAAAAGAATAAAGTTCTTCGTCGTTTTGAAATTTAAAATGTTCTTTTAACTCTAACGAAGTTACGGGTAAATTCATTTCATATTCAAAATTATCATCTTCATCAATACCGTCAGTTTTTGATAAATGATACTTCTCATACGTTTGTTCTATTTTACCAATAGTGTTTCTTAAAACACCATTAATATCAAATCCGATTCTAAATTTTGGTTTTTCCATAATACCAATATATTTAGAATATTAAATTTGTAAACAATATTATAATTTACCTTTTTTCTCTTCGTATTCGTCGAATCTTTGTTCTATGATTTTTATGATTTTATTTCTAACAATTTCATCAGGATTATTTAATGACACACAACCAAACTCAGGTTCATCTTCAAACATTTTATATACAATTTCCAATGAAGATTCTTTTTTATTTCGGATATCTTTTTGTTTTGTATCACCAAGTATCACCATTTTAGAATTATCACCAATCCTTGTTAGTAATGTTTTCATATTCTCTAATGTGATATTTTGACACTCATCCGCAATGATAATTGAATTATCAATTGAACGTCCTCTAATAAACGCTAATGGTTGTATTTTTATGATACCGGATTCCCTTAACTTATTAGTTATTTCCTCACCAACAATTTTTTCAAAATTATCAATAAAAGAAATCATAAATGGTTCTAACTTTTCTTTAATATCTCCGGGTAAGAAACCTGTCTCTTCACCCTTTAATTGTGTTACTGATTTAACTAAAATGATTTGTTTAAATTCGTGATTTTTAACCATTCTAAGAGCTTCTGCACACGCTAAGAAAGTCTTACCTGTTCCAGGCAATCCTGAGACGATTGTAATCTCTTTTTCCTTGATAGTTTTGATTAATTTTTTCTGAGTTTCATTTTTACATTGGACTCTCACACTGATGTGGTCTAAAAGTTTAGCGGAGTCAAACTCTTTTTTGTCAACGACTAAAACTTTTGTTGGTAATTTTTCAACCTCAGATGTTGGGGTTGCACTTGGTTTTCTACCTCTACCCATATAAAATATATTTCTTAATATTAAATATCAAAATTTTAGAAAATTGTCAAATTATTATCATTAAATGACATCTATAAATTTTTTAAAATATTGCTGGTTTTTAAAAATAAACGGTAATAATGTTTTATTTAAATCTTTACCCATAGTTTCATTATGATTACTCAGTTCTTTTCTTGTCTGACTTTCATAATGATAAGCAACTAATGAACCGTCAACTATATTTTCAAACCCTAACATAATTAATTTTAAATTTAACTCAACGTCTTCAAAACAATTGAGATAAACTTCATTAAACATTCCCGCATTAATAAAAGATTTTTTTCTAACACCTAATAATGCACCTGTTGACCCAACACCGGATTTACTATTAATTGTGTAATTAAAATAATTACCTAACCCATAATGTGTTAAACCAATATTATTGTTTTTTTGGTTAAAAAACAATCTTATCCCATCGTGTTGTATTGTATTATCTTCAAAATGTAATCGGCAACCAATAGTACCTGTTTTAGGTTTTTCTTTAAATGTTTTTAACATCCCATAAACAACATTATTTAATAATTTGATATCGTTGTTACAAAACAATAAGAACTCGTATTCATCACCAATATGATTTTTAACTACCTCATTATTTATTTTTGCAAAATTATAGTAATCAAATTCAATTAATTTAACGTTACCCATATTTTGTATGTTTTGTTTAATCCATTCTTTTTCTTCATTTGTTGAGCCGGTGTCCGAGATAAAAACATCAAATAGATTAGAATTACAATGTTGATAAAATGAATTAATACAATCAAACAACATCTCAACTTTACCTTTTGTTGGTATAATAACAGCCATTTTACCAATATTTTTTAATGGTTTTTCATTAATTGTTGGTACGAAGATAGTATCAGGTTTTAATTCCAAAGGTAGGTTTTCCCCATATTTTTTAAGGAATAATTCTTTTGATTGGAAAAATTCTTGGTTTGGTCTACCAACAGACTGATGAGTTATTTCAAATGATGACGTAACGCCAATTTTAACACCTGACAAATAATTTGGTAAACAAAATAAATGGTCGTAGTAATGAAATCTACCTATAGATTCATCAAATTGATGTTTAACTTTTGTTTTATCAAAAGATATAAATAAACCATCAATAGTAACAACAGGTATTATGAAAGGTAATTTAGGTGAATATTTACTCAACCATTTATTAGAACCTTCAGGATGATGATACACTTGACCCACCATAGTCTGATTCATTCTATCCCAATAAACACCTGATTCTGGAAAATAACAACTACCGGCTTTACCGATTATACCATAATCAGGATTGTTTGAAAAATCTTCTAATAATTTTTTACCCCAATTTTTTTCAAGTTTGATGTCATTATGACAACAAACTATAATATCATATTCAGATATTTCAATACCCAAATTATAAACATAGGATAATGAATACTCATTTCTATTCTCAACTTCTAATATTTGAGGGTTTTTAACCCCAATAGTTTCTAATATATGTTTTTTAAATTTCTTATTGTATTCAGAATCTTTGTGTGTTGAATATATAACTGTTATCATATTTTTTTAAGTATAAATAAATTACTACTTTTTAAATCGGGACAATTTGTCTTTTTTATTAAATCATACTCAAGACTTCCGATAATTTCAAATGAATTTGGATTTAAATTTTTAACTATTTCGTTAACAGCTCCAAACACTTCAGGACTATATATTTCATCCATATAATCATCAAAAACTATATAACCATTTTGTTTAACAATCTTTTCATAATTATTAAAATCGCTAATAACCGCATTTCTAGAATGGTCACCATCAATAAACAGAATATCAATATCAGTTATTTGGTCATTAACTCGATTAACAATTTCAACATTTGTTGAGTTACCCTCAATGTACTCATATTCACATTTATTATGTTTAAAATTATTTACGTTCCTTATTGGTATTTCTTTGTTAATCGGATATCCAATATCTAAACTATAACAATGACTAACTTTAGGGTTACTTGACATTAAGGATGCCGAACCACCGGCAAATGACCCAATTTCAAAATATTTAATATTTTCATTATCAATCGAGTTACAAATATCATATAAAATATGATAATGATTATGAAAGGTGTTACCTTCCATTTTACTAATAATCTCATTTAAGAGATTTATTGAGTCTTCAGTAATCTGAAAATCAATTTCGTTCAAAACCTTCTTCATCGTGTCTACAAGTTAATTTATTTATGAATATACTTTTTAAGTTTAAACTTTTTATTACAATTCTACATCTTTCCCACAAGTCACCATCAGTTGGTAATCCAATTGTTTTATTTAATTCAAACAAATCTCGGTATTTTATAGGTATTTTTTTAAAATTCATACAAACTGAAGAATGTATTAATCCGGCGTAACTAGGATAAAATGTCTGATATTCATCTAAGTTATTAGTTATCGGTAAATAATTTTGGTTTGATGAATAGGTTGATTTAGTACAAACCCAATCAGCATTTGTCTCTTCAATACATTTGTTAATTTCAAATAAATGATTTGGTAACCACCAATCATCATGGTCTAAATGACAAATATATTCATAACCATCATTTAATGCTTTATCAACGTTAATATTAGTTGCGTTAACACCACCATAGTTCCATATCGCTAATTTATTGTTAATATAGTTATCTCTTTCTTTAGCGTATGTTAAATTCTCAAAAACCAATTTATTTGAGTCATAAGTTGAAATCAAATCAATAATTTCAGATTCATTTTCGTATTTATCACCAATTAAAAATATTTTAAAATCTTGATGTGTTTGATTAAAAATCGAATCTAATGCTGTTTTTAAATATGATAATGATTTACCATCACTTCTATAATAGGTCGGTATGTTTATTGCAAATTTCATATTTTTATTTTTTAATATACTTTAAAAAATCTTTTTCTAATTTTTTAAGGTTTTTATTTCTATTTTTTATTTCTTTAGCGGGAACACCGGCAACAATTTTAAATTCATCAACGTTTTTATTAACTAAAGATAATGCTCCTACAGAACTATAATCATTGATTTTAACATTAGGTAATACAATAGAACCAGCTCCAATAATAACATGTTTTCCAATATAAACATCACCTGAGATTACATTAGTAAATTTTTTATCAATAGTTGGATTTGTCAAATAATCACCACTATAATCATCTGTTGAACTATAAATCGAAACTCTAGATGAAAGTCCTGAAAAGTCACTCATAACTATTCTTCCATTACCAATCATAGATGAAAATACCGCAATGTGGATATTATTTCCAATTTTGATTCCTCCGTCACCAGCACTAATAACACAAAAATCATCAATCCTAACGTTATCACCAATTTCAATATTTTTCGCGTTATAAATAGTTGATTTATCTGAGATAAGAACATTTTTACCGACGTTCTTGAACCCAATTGATTCTACATCTTTAATAAACATAATTAATTAGTTTTATTTCTTAAAATATTACCTTTTATAATTGGAACATGATTTTCATCAACATCAACTCTAGTTACGGTTAATTTTAAATCACCATTTATATTATCATTACATAAATCAATTAAACTCCTTTTTTTAGATATTAAAAATCGTAACGATATTCTTTCTTTGTCATTTTTAGTTGGTTGTGTTCCATGTAATAAACACGAATGCCAAAAATAACATGTACCAACATTACCGGTTAAAACCAATTCTTCAGTTATTTGAGTCCCATTATAAAGGTAACGTTTATTATCTTCCGAGACTAAATCGTGTGGGAATGTGTGACACCCCTGTAAATGGGTTTTAGGTAAAATGTATAATGGTGCGTCATTTTCACTAACATCATCTAAATAAACATAAAGCGTTATAAAATCAGTAACTCTATCTTTATAATCAATAATGTCTTGATGGTAATCAATCCCGTGAAAATAAGTTATATCCCTATATTCAGGTTTTATAAATGCCCCTAAATTAGGTATAGCGTTCATATGGATTTCATTTTTAACATACTCAGGTAACCACGATTCAGGAACACCACAAATAACTTTAGGGAACATCATTTCAAAATCATTACCTAAAACTTCAGATAATTCATTTTTTATTTCATTAATTATTGAGTCAATATTTAATTTCTCAGTTAAATTCCTACCAGGTTTTGGATTTGTACCCCATCTAACAGTTTGATTATTAAAATCTGACTCGTCTAAAAATAAATTAGGACCAAAAACTCTATTATTTTTAATAATATTTAAAGATTCTTCACATAATTCTTTTGAAATATTTTTTAATTTAAAAAATCCATTTTCAATAAAAAATTCACCAATCATTATACTTTTTTTTTTAATTAATTAATTATATATTACATGATTTACGCCTGAAAGTTGTGTTGATTTACAACACCACCTGAGTAATCATTTTCATAATAATTATATACAAAATTTTTGTATAATCCACTAATATATGTTAAAATAATATTGCCTTGTAAATTAACAGAATATTCAGAATAAAGTGTATCCGATAATTCACCATATTTAGGGTGTTTAACATTCCACCCAATATATTTAGCTGAAACAATACTCAACTGTTCTGTATTAACACCAGCATCTGTCAATGTTTTTTTATATTTGTTAGTTGATTCTCTAATTTCATTATGATTGTAAGACCATCTAGGTTGATTACAAGAAGCTATACATTCGGAATCAATATTATCACGTCCATTTTGATAATATCCTGAAGTCACAAATAGTGCGAACTCATCACTACAGGTATCAACAAAATTTTGATACTTAAACCATAAAGAATCAATATTACTATCACAAATGAATATATATCTAGGGTCAATTAATTCAGGAACAACTTTTAAAGGATATGAATTAATATATGAAATTACTTTACGACGTTCAAATAAATCAGTTAAATGTATGAAATCTTTAACTATTTTAACAATTTCCCACCCTAAATTTTGTAACAATTCAGTATTATTTTCATTATCAGTAACATAAACAGTTTTTAAATTTTTTGGTAAATTTTTAGGTGGTGATATTAATTTCTCATAATTAAAAAAATTTTTAACTAAAAAATAATCATTCATAATCAGTATATATTTTAAATTTAGACAAATCAGGATATGGTAATTCTAAATCCTCATTATGTTTTGGAGTTCCATTCACATCATAAAATTGTTTCATTAATAGAACTCCTCTAGCCGCCAATTCCGGCATCATATAAAAATTCCATCCAATCATATCAAAATGGTCGTCGTGATAAGAACATTCACGTCTACCGCTATATCTCGCCCTTTTAAACCAAAGATAAGCTTCATAATCATCTGTTAATATAGCCCCACCTTTAGATAATTTAAAATGTTTGTAAGGACCTGTAAATGAAATACACATGTGTGTATTTGGCTTATACATATTATGTGTGAATGATAATGCAGAGTCCCAAACTTTAGTTGGTGACAATTGGTATGAACCTTTTATTGTTTTACCCTCAACTTGTCTAAATTTTACTTTACCACCTGCATGAATTATTTCACAAGGTACTGATGGATAAGTTCTATTTGGGATTTCAATTTCTACACCTTTTACTTTTTCATACATTAATGACAAAAATAAAGCATTACTTTGGTTGTCCACAGTAACCACATAAGGGGCTCCTGTGTATTCTGAAAGGTCTTTTTCAAAATCTTCAGTTATTTTATAAATTCCGTTTGACATAGGTTTAATTTAATTTAAAAATATTGTTATTATTTTCATTAATTTCATTTAAAATGATATTAAATTTTTTTGATATTTCAAAATAAAAAGGTGTTGCCAAATTTTTAAGTGGATGAATATCAATTATTTCAGTTTCTGTTGGTTTAGGTCCGTGAAAATGTAAAATCTTAATACCATTATCAAAACCCCAATAAGGTTTATAGTTAAAATTATAATTTAACACTTCAAATCTTGAACCATAATATTCTTGTAACGCCCCTTGGTCATAAGCCCCAAAGTTTGGGATTTTGGATTTAATAAAAGTTTTAAAATTGGTATAGTCCTTATACATATTTTTCCAATTAATCCACATAACACCTGAGTTGAACAGAGAGTTAGTTAACATTTTATTAAACTCACCAGCACATAAAAAATATTTAGGAACCAATTTTTTCAAATCACTAACATCATCCAAAAACATAACGTCATTATCCGTATATAAAACATACTCATCTTGAATAGATAATTCGTGACAAATTTTTGGTATATCAACACGTAAAAACGCACCTAAAGCAACACTGTCATTATTATATTTAATAACTAAATCATCATATATTGACGATTTTTCGTATAAAATAGACACACCTAATTTTTCTAATAACTCAATATATTCATCTTTATCACCATCAAAAATTAAGTAAGGTTCAATCAATGGGTTTGTTTCTTTTGCAGAAACCACCGCAACTGTATACATTTTAATATAATCAAGATATTTTTCTCGATTATGATTATTTAAACCTGAAAACCATTTCATAATTAAATTCCCGTTGAGCCAAATCCGTTCTCACCTCTTTCTTTTTCGTTTATTTTTGTTTTCTTAACTAAATTAACCCACTTACCATTAACTACAGGACATAAAACCGCTTGACCGACTTTCATTCCTTTAGGTATGGTTACAGTGTGATTATTTGTGTTAAATACTATTACTTGAACTTCCCCAACATAACCATTGTCCACTGTTCCTGGTGAGTTAAGAACCATTAAACCTTGTTTAAGGGCTAACCCACTTTTAGAACGAACTTGTATTTCATACCCATCTTTAATATCAAACGATAATCCCGTCGGAACTAATACTCTACCAAATGCAGGAATATCTAACTCTGTTGTTGAATGTAAATCAAATCCCGAATCACTGTCGTAATTGTATTTAGGTTCTACCGAATCAGTATGAGAAACCGTATACCCAAGTTCAAGTTTAGGTTGATAATTTTCAAAACTTTTTTCAAGTTCACTTAAATCAATACCCATTTTAGATAACTCTGAGTTTATATCTAAATCTTCTGAGGTATTAAACTCTTCCCCTAATAATTTTTTAATTTCATCGTCAGATAAAAAATTATTAAAATGTTCATCAAAATCCATTATTCTAATTCTTTTAGTTTTATTATTATATCTATCAATACTCTAACGTCACGTTCACAGTATTCGGTTATTTCTTTTAATTTCCCATCATTCCAATACGCTGTGTGTACTTTATCACCCGTAATCTCACCTTCTTTTGGTGAAGGAATACCTAATGCAGTACATAGTAAATCTAACGAACCTATCGCACTATAAGCACCATATTGCCAAACATCTTTAGTGTCAATCGCCTTAACTTCCCAAGGTTTAGTATCATATGATGGTAACATTGATGATGGGGCAATTCCATTAATTATCATTCGTTTCGCCAACATTGGAATATCGAAGTTCTTTAGGTTGTGACCACAAATATGGAAATCCAATTTATAACACTTATCTAAAACTTTTTTACAGTTACGTAATAATTCTTTTTCATCATCACCTGAAAATGATTGTGATTTAACATCCCCATTGTCAGTAACAAACTGAACATTAACACAAACAATTTTAGCAAACTCAGGAACTAATGCGGTTCTTCTACTAAAAACTTCATTAAGACGTACAATCTTTTCCTCCGTATAAGATGGTGTGGTAACGTGGTCTTCAGGAAATCGTTTCTGAAACCAATCATAATATTTTATAAATTGATTCGCCAACTCAGGTCTTTTTTCAAGACAAGTATCATAATCTTTTTCAATCCCCACAGTCTCAATGTCAAGGAATAAAATTTTAGTTAATGGTATTTTTATCATTATTATTTAATTAAAGATTTGTAAAATTCAGCTCTATCTTTGGTTACTTTATTTAAATCGTAAGTGTCTTTAACTGTTTCATAAAGACGATTACCCATATCTTCAATAAGATTAGGATTCTGTACTAATTTTTTAGTAAACTTAGCCCAATCACTATGATTATTATGTTCGTTCACTAATAAAGCATTCCCGTCAACAAAGTTACCATTATTTAATGAATGTTTCAAGTCAATCGTGTAAGGTCCAACATTTGACGCAATTAACGCTTTCTTATAAAATCCCGCTTCAATAACTTTAAGTTGTGACTTCATTCTATTAAAGATGTGATTTTTAATCGGTGCTAAAGATATATCAAATTTAGAATAATTTATCGCATATGTATTAACAGGTAAAGTCCAAACACGTCTGTAAGGTAACTCAAGAACATTACCATAATCACCTTCTTTAAACTCATTTAAAAATTTCAAATAATTCTCATCAATTATTTTATAGTTGTTTGTAAAAATTTTCTCGTATTGAACCCAAACAGTTTCTTCAGGTTTAATTGGTCTTTGTTTTTGTTCACCTGTTTCTTTATTAAGTTCGGTAACAGTTCCTCTAGTATCAAATCCACATATAACATATTGAACCTCATCTTTAAGGGACGAGTTTTTATTAACCATACCATCTAATAATTTTAAATCGTGAAGGTGTGATGAACCACCTAACCAACCAATTCTGATTCTATCTGACTTAGGTGTTGGTTCATTAAATTGGGGTTCTTTTGGGTTAATAGCGTTTGGAAAAACAACTACGTTTTTATTGAATTTTCTAATTTCCTCAGCAAACACTTTAGTTGTTGTGGTTACGTAATCCGCAACCTTTAAGTTAGCAACAATTTTTTCGTGTAATTTATTAGCAACTATAATACTATGGATTGGGTGTTCTTTTGTTGGTAACCAATAATCGTCAATATCAACAATAACCACAATACCAATTGATTGTAAATTTTTAATAATTTTAGGTGAAGCATCATAATCATGTCCGATATTTCTGTGAACGTGAACAATTTGATATTTTTTCCAATAATTTAAATCGTTAATTTTTGGTTCATAATCAATATCAACGTGAAAATCGTCAGTATACATGTCTTGTAAAAAAGTGTGAGGGTCAAGTGACCTGAATTTACCAACACCTGTAGTATCGGATGGGAGAACTAATACCTTAATTTTTTCTTTCATAAATTTAATTTAATTATTCAAAATAATAATCATTAAATTTGTTAGAATAAAGATATGGCATAAAAAAACCCCACTTTTCAGTGAGGTTTGTTAAGTTATTTTACTTTTTTAATTTTGGTTACCTTACCTTCAAAAACATGAGAACCGACTCTAAATGTGAAGACATCGTTAGCTTTTGAAACTGATTCGGTAATTAAACCGTTTTCAGATAACACTTCTCTAACCGCCTCTCTAATCATTGATTTTAAATCACCCGTTGGTTGGATTTGTTGTTCTTGAACGGGTCTTCTCTGTGTCTGTTGTTCACCTTTAGCGTTTGTACCCATTAAACGAGATGCTTTCTCAACCAATTCATTTGAAATCTGAGCACCACCTGATAATGGATTGTCAGGTTGATGAATTGGATGTTCAATCATTAATTGTTTAATCGCGTCAGGTAATTTTGATGACATAATTCTTTCACTTGGTGCAGGTGAATATGTTTTAGTTAAGTTTTTTTCATTCATAGCACTTTCAGACAACAATGGGTAATTAACATCATCATTTTGCATATGTCCCATAGTCATTGACTCATTCATATATTCCTGTGGTATGTTATAAGTTGCGTTAGGTTGATTATATGTCTCAACTTTAGGAGTTTCATTTATTGACGTTGGCATTCCACCACGACCAATTTCATTATGTTTATTCATAATTTGTTTAGCAGCAACTAATTTCATCATTAAATCATTCTCATTTGTCATATTTCAAAAATTAAACATTTTCATTATTAGGGTTATTATCAAAAATTGCATTAACAATAACTCTCGTCATACTTTTATCACCTCTAGGGTTATAACCAGGTTTCATTTCATTAAAATCTTCACCTGTTGGTTTAAATGAAAGTATTTTGTCAACTCTAAAAATCCTCCAACCCGGTAATGGTTGTTCTCCTTTGTATCCTGTATGTGACGCACCTTCATAATCCCAAGCCCTTAATATAGGGTTATCTGCTTTACTATAACCGAAACAAACAGGTTCAATCTCACGTAATCCTCGACCTCCTGGTTCATCCCCATCATAATAAATCACAATCTTCTTTCTTTTTTTAATTGCATCAACTATTGAGTCAACTGACGCCACTTCTAAAATAAGAGATTTAAATGTATTGTAAAGTTTCATTACGCACTTGGAGTTGTATATGGTGATACTGATTTATAGTAGTTTAATTTTATTTCATTTTTACGTTCAACAATATCAAGTAATGTACCCGCTGATTCGTTATGAACATCTAAATCACCACCTGTTCCTCTACCTTTGGCATCACCATCAGCTAACGCATCAGGATTAACCGCAGAATATAGGTTACCTGTTTGATTATAATCATTTTTAGGGATTAATTTTTTTCTTTCTGAGTCTGCAATTTCTGACAATCTATTTTTAGGTTGTTCAAAATTTAATGGTTCGTTTGACGGCATATTAAATTATTTTTTTTATTAAGTCGTTTATTCTACGTAAACTTTCTGTTACGGCTAAATTATATCGTTCAAGATTTGAGTGATGGTCTTTACTTGGTCTATTTTGATTTACTATATTATTTTTTTCGTGAGGTGCGATAAATTGGTTATCTAATCCGATTGATTTAATTTCTTTAGAACGCTGAACGTCACCTCTCATTGAGGTTAAAGTATTGTTCACCCAATTTTTTACATAATCACCACCATTTAGAATAAAAGGTAAATCATTTTGATGTCCGTTAAAGTCATCAAACCAATTCTTCATTCTTTTTAATTGTTGGTAAGAAATATTACCTTTATCCCTCAATTCTTTATTTCTTCTAAATCCTTCAGTTGAATCGTCAGCCCCAATAGCCGAGTTAAAACATTCATCTAAATATTTCAGAACGTCTTCAGGTAAATTAACAGTATTTCCGTATAAATCTTTATTCATTAGATTTTAAAATTTTAATTAATTCACTAACACTAATACCTTCTTTTTCGGCAATTTTTTTAATTGATTGTAAATTTTTTGCCAATATTTTACTAACAGGGTTAGATTTTGAAATAATGTCAGATTCTGATTTGTTTTTCTTAGTTAAGATATCCTCAACCATTTTAACCATCTTCTGTCTTTGTTCTTCATCAAGTTGGTCTTTTTCAACTAAACGTTGTTTTAAGAATTTACCCTTTCTTTTAATTTTAGGTAATTTACCAAATTGTTCGGCTCTTTCATCCGCATTTTCAACACCCATTTGTTTTAATGTTTTAACGGTGTTTTTATAATCCATATCTTCAGTCTCCTCATATCCAAACGCATCTGAGTAATCAACTTCTGACATAACATTATCATTATCTTCAACACTTTCACCATAATAAACACGATAACCTCTTAAAACAGGATTACTAGGTATCCTACTCATAGCCACCGTTTGGTCCATAGTTTTGTGTGGGGTTAATGTTTGATTTAGATTAGGGATTCTTGATGATAACATAGTACCGTCAGAATCAACTAATTCATCAAGTTCACCTGATGGTTTTTTAGTTAATTCTTTTCTTATGCTATCTTTACTATATCTCTTTTTACTTTTTAAAATTTTTCTTAAAGAGTCAACAACTTTTTTTGCATCGTTCTTTTTAAAAGATTGTTTTTCAAAATCTTTTTTAGATTCATTTAAAGTCTCACCTGTTGAATAATATAGTGTAATATTCTCACTCCCCTCCTTTAGATAGAAATAACAATTATTACCAAAATATCCAGTATTATACTTAATCATCTTCTTTTTTATTAATAAATACCACGATATAGAGTATTTATCATAAAAAAGATTGTGAGTCAGAATATTTATCAATATCAAAATTCAAGTGTGGGTTTAAAACTTAGTTTGGACTCATACGATATGTCTTTATCATCAGATGAGATAAACTTCAATCAAGAAGTTGTATATTCACCTTATTTAATTGCTCAAACATACGGTAATAGGTTACCAATATATTTTGATATTAATAATACATTAACCGCACAAAATTTAGTTTTAACATATAAAAACTATAATTTTAATAACGTTTTTGTATCCCAAAATTTTAAAATAAATGAGGGTGAAGATATTAATTGTTTTACCGCAAAAACATCTTGCGACATTGGTTTAACCGGTACTGATAACGGTTTAGTAACCGGCATGACCGCACAAACAATTACATTCACAAATGGATTAGTTAATGATACTGATAAGTTTAATCGTTTAGTTTTTGACAGACGATTTAAAATGTTTCAAGTGACAGGATATACTAACACCCCTAATTTTAGATTTTCAGGTTTTGAAGATAATATCTTATACGAAGTAGTTAGTAAAAATAGTCCATATATCGGTAGATACCACGAATTATACGGTGGTTTTTATCAAGGTTTCTACAAATTATTTGGTTATGATTATGATATCTTCCCTGAAAGAATGAATAAGGGATGGTCGGTTGAAATGTTATTAAAACCAAGATTAGTTGATGAGTATTCCCCTAGTTCAGGTGAAACCACATTAAACGAAATTTATCCAAATAACAAAGACACATTTTTCTATTTTGGAGCTAGAGCCGAAAACAAATATTACCATCACGCCGATGGTTCACCAAGTTCATTAACAGGTTATACAAGAATTACAGAACCTTTAGTTAGTCTTGAGACTTGTGCTTGTTGTAATACCGGTGTAACTGATAGTAGATGTATATTTGTTTACCCACCAAGGTCAGTTGACGACAAACACGACCCTCACGTAAATTACGGTTGTAATGTTTGTGGTTGTAGTACAGTCAACGGTAATGGTAGTTGTAATAGTTGTGGTTGCCCACCTGACGAATATGTTAATTGTGGTTGGGAATGTAAACTACACACTTGTGGAACAGGTACAACCTCATCAATACAGAGTACTTGTGAAAGTAATCCATTAGATGATTCAATGTCAAATGCGTTATCATTTAAATTGTCAGGTGACCCTAAAAATCCAAGTATTTGTGTTAGAATATTAAGAATAACAGGTGATTGTGAAACTACCGGGTCTTGTACTACAACAGGAATTACGTATACAACAGGATATACAGTTGACGAACATTGTACCTCACCAATTTACCCAAGATGTCAAATAGAGAACCCTGCGTGGTTAGAAGAAGAACATTGGTTTCAATTTAATGCCGTATGGGAACGTTATACTTGGTTAGACGAATGTGATTTAAAATATAGAGGGGGTTTAGATGATATCACTGAAAAACAATATTTAGAATCATTAGTAAACAACACTGAAATATTAATAACACCATTTTATAATCACGAAGGTGCTACACCGGCCGAACAAATTGATTTGGTGAAATTAAATGAAAAATGGTTAATTAACAAACAATATCGTAATGGTCGTTTAAAAATTTACATAAACGGTAAATTGTTTCAAACGTTTGAAAATATTGAAGAGTTGATACCAAGAGCGTTATCAACCGATAAAGAAAAACAAGTTGGTGTTCCATTTAACATTTCTTGGGGTGGAGGAACTCAAGGTTTAAGAGAACATTTAATCCCAAAACAAATACCTGTTTGTGATATTGTTGGTGGGGTTTTGATTGATGTTGAATTAACTTCAGAAATTTTACCTGGGTCTGTTAACATTACTTACACTTTAACATCATCATCAATACTTAATGAAAATTTAACTGTGGATTTCAAACATATTTTAGGGGTTAAAACAGGTAACACAATTGAAATAATAACGGGTGTAACAATTAGTTCAGGTCAATTGACGGGGACTACATTTGTTAGTTTACCTGATGATTATGGTAATTTAAACGGTGTAACATCATTCACATCTGTTGAGACCACAAACCCGACTTTGTCTAAATGTTGTAATATTAACGTAAATCCACCAATATTTGCAACACCAACACCTACCCCAACACCGACAATAACTCAAACACCAACAAATACAATAACAAGAACCGTAACACCAACAAATACACGAACCCAAACACCAACAAATACACAAACTCCAACAAATACACGAACCCAAACACCAACACCTACACAAACACCGACCAATACAGTTACACAAACTCAAACACCGACCAATACAGTTACACAAACACAAACACCGACCAATACAATAACACAAACCCCAACTAATACAATAACACAAACCCCAACTAATACAATAACACAAACCCCAACACCAACTCAAACAATAACACCAACAATTACTAATACGGAAACACCAACCCCAACAGTAACACCCACTAATACAATTACACCATCCCCAACAGTTACACCGTCAACATCTTTTGTTACTTCAGGTTTAATAATGAATTGGGATATTCAAAATAATAGTTCTTATAATGGTACGGGGTCAGTAATAACTGACTTACAAGGGAATATAAACGGAGAAATGACAGGAACTATTTCATACACTAACGCATCACCAAAATATTTAACTATTGAGGGTGGTGTTCCCGAATACATAAACACTTCTGACATCAACCCATATTTATCACCTGTTAACACAGGTACTACTCAATCTATTTTTCTTTGGATTTATCCGACATCAAATGGTGTGATTTATTCTGAACAAGGCTCACTGTCACCAGAAACTATTTGGCATGACGTTCAAATTCAAAGAGATTCAAGTGGTAGATTTTTATTCGGAGTTTGGCCATATGTAATTGATACGCCACCAATAACATCATCAATTGTTTTTCCTCTGAATAATTGGTATTATGTTGGTTGGACATATAATGGAACCACACTTACCGCGTATGTAAACGGAACAATGGTTGGAATATCAACCTATCCAAGAAGCACACCATACAATGATGGTGGTAGTGTACCAATGTACTTCAATTTCGGATATCCCGATTCAACAGATTTGACAACAACAACTTCCGCTTGTTCTTATAGATTGGGTGCGGTTCAAATTTACAACATTGGTTTATCAGGGGCTCAAGTTTTACAAAACTTTAATACAACTAAAACAAATTACGGTATTTAATATTATGGCATCAACAGTAGTTATAGGAACAAGAAATTATAGTGGTGAAACTGCGGATATTACGTTTTACCCGGAAACAGGTGGAACAATTAATGTTGGTTCACACGTTGTTCCATACAATTATTCAACTAATTATATTTTTGGAACGTATGAACTATTTTTTTCATCATATAATTTTACCTGTGAATTTACAATATCAACATCAAATCCAATACCAGCCCCCCAAACAATAACAGCGACAACAGTTGAATATGATTTATTCCAAAGATATACACAAGACCCTGAAAATTTTTCTGACGTTGATTTAAGTGGAACAACATTTAGCGGTCTAAACACTAATATATTAATAAACAAACATTTTGCAGGTTCCTTTGAAGGTGCAATATCTCAGTTTAGATTCTACACCTCACCATTATCCGCCCCTGAAGTTAAACACAACTTTAGTTTACTGAAGAACCCATTTATAATGTTTAACCCCGATTGTCCTGATTGTTCTACAGACAGTTGTGCTATCAATGATTTTACATACGTAATTAATGACACTCAAGAATTAGAACCACCGTTAGAAGTTAAGCCAGATGTTTCACTATTAGGTAGAATGTATATTCCTGATATTAGAGATAAAAATTACCTAATTAAGGATAATTACGATTATCTACTTAGTGTTGTTATTACAAGACCTGTAGTTAATAAATTTAAAATAACACCAACACCAAGTAAATCCAAACCATTACCAACACCAAGTAAATCTAAAGCAATAACACCAACACCGAGTAAATCTAAACCTGTGTTACCAACACCGACACCAACAAAAACCCCTGTTTATCTATTTAAGTATTGGGATTCTGATGGTTGGTGGGGTAATCAACGTAATTTACCACATTGTGTTGGATATTCTTGGGCTCATTGGGTTGAAGACGGTCCTGTTGGTCACGATGGTACACCACCAATAATTTCACCTGTAACTATATATAACCAAGCCCAAAAAATAGATGAATGGCCTGGTGAAAATTATAATGGAACATCTGTTAGAGCAGGTGCGAAATACTTACAATCTCAAAATGTAATTAAATCTTACTATTGGGCTTACGATTTAAATACTTTAATTAAATCAGTATTTGAATTAGGTCCTGTAGTTGTTGGTACTTATTGGTATTCAGGGATGTTCTATCCCGATTCAAATGGAATAATTAGAGTTACAGGAGGTATTGTGGGAGGTCACGCATATTTAATAAATGGTGTGGATAAAGAGAAAAAACTTTTTAGAATAAAAAATAGTTGGGGACAAACTTGGGGTAAACAAGGGCACGCGTTTATCTCATTCAATGATATGTCAAGATTAATATCTATGAATGGTGAAGTTTGTTTAGCAATCGAAAATAATTTTTAATTAAATGAGTAATACAATAGTAATATCAAGTGTTAATTATGACGGTGAGTCAGCTAATATTTTATTTAAACCTGATAATGATAATGTCACAATAAATTTAAATAAAGAATTCGGTCAAATCATATTACCATACACGTTTGACCCTTCAACATTAATACCACCTCGCGATGTATTTGGAACTTACACAATATTAGTTAGTAATTCGACATGCCCAAATATTATGAACGTTGTTAGACCAACACCAACACAAACCCCAACTAACACAATAACACCAACCGTCACTAAAACTCCAACAAAAACACCAACCCCAACAATCACACCAAACCCTTGTTTAATTTCACCAACACCAACATCAACTGTAACACCAACAGTTACCCCAACATTTACAAAAACACCAACACCAACATTAACAAGAACCCCAACACCAACATTAACACCATTAAGTTGTTTTCAAAAATACAATGTTTGGTGGAATAATAATTCATTTCCATCTTATTCATCAATAACTAATTATTACACATATTCCTATTTACCTGGGTCTACTTTTATTAACACAGGTGGTTTACGTATGTTTAATGTTGGTAACACCATTTTATTAAACACTCCTTTCCCAAAAGTTTATGGAACTATCGGTGTTGACTTTTTTGTCAGTAAACCAAACATTTGGCCTCAAATAACATTGGTTAATTTAGGGACAACCATTAGTCCTCATTCAATTGCTGAACTTGGGTTACCTGCGATTATTTCAGATAATGACCCAACTTATGGTCCATACACAATAACTCGTGAGGTCACGTTAACCGAAGGGACATATAGTTGTGATAATATTAACGGTAGTTGGTATCGTTATAGTAATATAGGTGTCAATCCTGTCTTCTTATCAGGACAAACACCTTGTCCATCAATTGAATATGTTTGGTTTACTGTAGAATCACCAAATTGGGGTACAGTAATTTCAGGTGTTGAAGATAATCGAGGTAGCGTATCTAACCCAAATCAATTAGACTCAACCGTAACTGTTATAGGTAAAAATGGGTTTATCGGTATGATACTATTATCAAAATACAATTCATCATTACCGTCAACTATTATTTCTAATAATCAAATTACAACATTATTACAAAACTCAATATGTGGAATGTTTAATAGTGTTAACTGTGTTGATTTTTAATATTTAAGATTTTCAAAAAAAACTTATTATATTTTAATAATCAAAATGTTAAAATATCAATTTTTTAGGTATTTATTTTTTAAATGAGTGTAATATATATAACAAGTTTAACGGGGCATTCACCTTACGATATAACAATCTGTGATTTAACAAGAACATACTGTGAAGTTGTCTTGACAGGTGTTGTATCAGTACCGCCTGTTTTAGAAATACCATCACCTGTTTTTTTTGATGGTGATGAACCATTATCTGAAGTTTTAGTTATCGCCACTGACTCAAAAGGTTGTGAGGAATTATTATATTTATCATGTAAACCAACACCCACCCCAACTCCAACTAATACAAACACACCAACAGTAACACCAACACCTAATAAGTGTAAGTGTTATACTTTAATTAATCCTAGCGTTAACCCAGTACCATTCACTATAACTTTATGTGATGGTAATATATTAACAACAACAATTCTTGGTAATACAACTTTATATTTTTGTGGTTATAACCCATCAATATCAGACCCTGGTTATATTCCTCCGCCAATTAATGGTTGTGATACTAACGGATGTCCTGACCCATCACCGACACCAACACCAACTCCTACAATAACACCAACTTTACCACCAATCGTTGGTAGTTTTAGAAGTTGTTGTGATTCAACTTATGAATTTAGAATATCTAATATTCCGGCATCATATTCACCATTAGGTGGGACCTATTTTATTACAAATACAAACTTTGAAGGTTGTGCTCAATATATTGGAAGTACAAGTTCAACAATTATATTCCAACACCAATTTATGGGTCAATCAACTAATTGTTATGATTGCCAAATTGAGAATCCAAGTTATTTGTGTTTAACACCAACACCAACACCAACTGTTACAACAACTAACACAATAACCCCAACTCAAACACCAACTGTTACTAAAACATCAACTCAAACACCAACTGTCACAGAAACCCCAACTCAAACACCAACTAACACAATTACTCAAACTCCAACTGTTACAGAAACACCAACTCAAACGCCAACTGTTACAGAAACACCAACTCAAACAGTAACACAAACAAATACAGTTACACCGACTAATACAGTCACACCAACTAACACACCAACTAACACTATTACACAAACCCAAACACCAACTAATACTATAACTCAAACCCCAACTAACACAAGAACTCAAACACCGACTAACACTATTACACCAACAAATACAGTTACACCAACTAACACAATTACTCAAACCCCGACTAACACACAAACCCCAACTAACACACCAACAAACACTATTACACCAACAAACACTGTCACACCAACAAACACTATTACACCAACACAGACACCAACAAATACTATCACACAAACACAGACACCAACAAATACAAGAACTCAAACACCAACCAATACAAGAACTCAAACACCAACGAATACTGAAACACCAACTCAAACGCCAACTAATACTATAACATCAACCAACACACCCACAAACACAATTACCCAAACACAAACCCCAACAAGAACTCAAACACCAACAAATACTATTACTCAAACCCCAACAAATACTATAACTCAAACTCCAACAAATACTATAACTCAAACTCAAACCCAAACAAACACCCAAACACCAACAAGAACTCAAACACCAACAAATACAATTACACAAACACAAACTCAAACCCCAACTAATACGATTACACAAACTCAAACCCCAACTAACACTATTACTCAAACCCCGACTAATACAATTACTCAAACCCCAACAAGAACTGTAACACCAACAAATACTATTACATCAACACCAACAAATACCATAACCCAAACACCAACAAATACAGTTACCAACACAAATACCCAAACCCCAACAAAAACTGTAACGCCAACTAACACTATCACACAAACACCAACTAATACTATAACACAAACCCCTACTAACACAGTAACACCTACAAACACTATAACACAAACGCCAACTAACACGATTACACAAACACCTACCAGAACTGTTACACCTACAAATACATCAACAAAAACCCAAACACCTACCGTAACCGTAACACCAACAAATACAACGACAAATACCAACACACCTACTAACACAATTACTCAAACCCCAACAAATACCATAACAAACACACCTACCACAACTCAAACACCAACACCAACAACACCGTATGATTTATTCTTCGTTGAAAGTTGTTGTAATGGTATTACAGGGTTTATGGAATTACCAATTATTTTCACCCCAACTTTTTTCCCAACATATTCATCATTTGTAGTTTCAGATACTAATGGATTTTGTTATACAATCCTATCTTCAGGACCTGGAGGTGAAACCCCTGATTTATTTTGGAACGGTAATTATAACGATGTATACGTAGACACAGGTAATGGTTGTGTTAATTGTAATTCAACCCACCCTTGTCCGACACCGACACCAACAACAACTAACACACAGACACCAACAAATACTAAAACACCAACAAATACAAGAACTCAAACACAAACACCAACAAATACAAGAACTCAAACACAAACATCGACTAACACCCAAACACCGACTAATACCCAAACAAACACGCAAACCCCGACACCAACGTCACCACCGTTGATTTGTTTTAGACACACAAATAACATAACACCAGGTCAGATTCTTTATAACACAACCGCAAGTGGGTTTGTTTACGGTAAACCTTACTATGGGATTATTGATTCATTCACTGTAGTTGGATACGTTTGGTTTGATACCACATTATCACTTTGGAAGTATTCATCATTAATCGGTGGTGGTTCCGTTTATAGTATATTAAATGTTAATAGCGATTACCCTTTAGACGATTTTTCAAATACATGGACGGGTTCATTTGGTGGTAATTCTATGTTATCTTCAAATATCGGTATTTGTCCTACACCCACCCCAACACCTACCACTACTCAAACACCAACTAACACTATAACATCAACCCCAACTAATACTCAAACACCAACAAATACTCAAACATCAACCCCAACTAACACACCTACCAATACTATCACACAAACACCAACAAACACTATCACACAAACACCTACCAATACTATCACACAAACACCCACCAATACTATAACTCCTACTAATACAATAACTCAAACCCCAACAAATACAATAACTCAAACACCGACAAATACTTCAACACCAACAAATACTTCAACACCAACTAACACTATCACATCAACACCAACTAATACTATCACACAAACACCAACTAACACAATTACCCAAACCCCAACTAACACTATTACTCAAACCCCAACTAACACTATTACATCCACTAATACTGTAACACCAACTAACACAATTACCCAAACCCCAACTAATACGTTAACACCAACTAACACAATTACACCAACTAATACTATCACACAAACACCAACGAATACCAGTACTCAAACACCAACAAACACCTCAACACCTACAAATACAATAACTCAGACTTCAACAAATACACCAACAAACACACCAACCCAAACTAACACCCCAACTAAGACAATAACACCTACGGTGACAAGAACTTCAGATGTAACCCCAACACCCACACTAAGCCCAGGTGCTACACCTCCACCAACAAACACCTCAACACCTACCAACACAGTAACACCAACTAACACAATAACACCAACAAACACCTCAACACCTACCAACACAAGAACACAAACACAAACAAATACAAATACAATAACCCAAACACCAACTAACACTATTACACAGACACCAACTAACACAATAACGTCAACTAACACTTCAACACCAACGAACACTGTAACTCAAACACCTACAAACACTATAACCCAAACCCCAACAAGAACTGTTACACCAACGAACACAATTACTCAAACACCAACAAATACTATAACACAGACACCAACGAACACATCAACACCGACTAATACTATCACCCAAACCCCAACTAACACAATCACCCAAACCCCAACAAGAACTGTTACACCGACGAACACGATTACTCAAACCCCAACAAATACGATTACCCAAACCCCAACAAACACCATCACAAGAACATCAACGCCAACTAACACAATCACACAAACACAAACAAATACAATAACTCAAACACCGACAAATACTTCAACACCAACCAAAACATCCACACCAACAAACACTATTACACAAACCCCAACTAACACATCAACACAAACTCAAACACCAACCAAAACCCCTACTAATACACAAACACAAACACAGACACCAACTCCCACAACCACTCAAACCCCAACACCTACAAAACCTTGTTATCCGGGGGCCGATTATGTTGTGTTCGTTTATAATTTCCCTCCGGGTTCGGGAACTGATTTAGACACTGAAACAACATTAATAAACCCATTAACTCAAGGACCTTTAGGTTATTGTACAACAGGTAATCTACCTTCAGGTGTTTATGGTGGTCCATATTTATATTGGGGTGGTGATAACATTAACTCACAAGGTTCTGAAACAATTTATGTTAATTTAAAAACATTAAAAATTACATACCCTTCATTACCATCAATACAATTTACAGCTAAAGCTAATTGGTTTACATCAGTTGGTACAGGTGCGTTAAATATAACAATGTACTCTTATTCGGGGGGTACTATGGTAGGTGATTCCAATTTTGGGTTCCAAAATGTTGGTGGTGTATTATTAGCACAACGAAATTTTCCTCAAAGTCCTTTAACAATATTAAATAGTCAATGTACACAAACTCAATGTATTGGAACATTCACTTACGACATTATTAGTGGTTGTATTTTAGGGTCATTACCTTGTATTGAACCAACACCAACACCAACACCAACAGTTACACAAACACAAACACCAACTAATACGATTACACAAACACAAACACCAACTAATACGATTACACAAACACAAACACCAACTAATACGATTACTCAAACCCAAACCCCAACAAATACAATTACACAAACCCAAACAGTGACAAGAACTAACACACCCACAAGAACACAAACCCCAACAAACACCCCAACGAATACTGTAACACCAACAAATACAATTACTCAAACACCAACAAACACAGTTACGCCAACAAAAACACAAACCCCAACTAACACTATTACTCAAACCCCAACTAACACTATTACTCAAACCCCAACTAACACTAAAACACCTACTCAAACTCCGACTAATACCATAACTCAAACTCCGACTAATACCATAACTCAAACACCAACAAGAACACAAACACCGACTAATACTATCACCCAAACCCCTACCAACACAAGAACACAAACACAAACACCGACTAATACTATCACCCAAACCCCAACTAACACAATAACACAAACCCCTACCAACACAATAACACAAACACCAACAACCCCTTACTCAATATTTGATGTTTTAAGTTGTTGTTCATCATCGCCTGGTAGTTTTTATATGTCATTACCAACAATATACCAACCCGTGATAGGACCTCCAGGTGGTAATAGTTATATATATTCGGTTGTTGACACGACAGGACAATGTTTTGTGGTTAATGAATTAATAACCTCACCATTACCACCTAATAAATTTTGGAATGGTAACATTAATCAAGTGTATGAAGCGATAAATAGTAACCCTTGTATTCAATGTAACACTTTCAATCCTTGTCCGACGCCAACACCAACTCCTACAATTACACAAACTCCGACTAACACTGTTACACCAACCAATACAATAACCCCAACTAATACAATAACTCAAACACCTACTAACACAAGAACTCAAACACAAACTAACACAATAACTCAAACACAAACACCAACTAACACTATTACACAGACACCAACTAACACTATTACACAGACACCAACTAACACTAAGACCCCAACTAACACACCAACAAATACTCAGACACAAACACCAACTAATACTATCACACCAACAGTTACTCAGACACCAACTAATACTATCACACCAACAGTTACTCAAACACCAACTAACACTGAGACACCAACCCAAACACCGACTAACACCCCAACGAACACAATAACAAGAACACAAACACCAACAAACACTAACACCCAAACACAAACGCCAACACCTTCACCTTTAATTTGTTTTACAACATTCAACCCAAATGGTTCTTGGAGTTCTAACGTTTCACCATCAGGAGTTTACAACAATCGACCATACTACATAATACCAAACACTGATTTAAGTGTGTTTGGATATGTTTGGTACTCACCATCTTTAGATAAATGGACGTTTAGTACCCTTTTAGATGGTGGTTCAGTATATGCAAGACTTTCTTCACCATCACCATACCCTGTTAGTGATTTAACTATTGTTTGGTTAAATACTTTTGGGGGAACATCTGGTATGAGTAAATCATCTTTAGGTTTTTGTCCAACACCAACTAACACACCAACAATTACTAACACACCAACAAATACTTTAACACCAACTAACACACCAACAAATACGATTACACCAACAAATACGCCAACAAATACGATTACACCTACGAATACTATAACCCAAACACCAACAAATACAAGAACTCAAACACCAACTAACACAAGAACACAAACACCAACAAGAACTGTAACACCAAATATAACACCAACTAACACACAAACAAGAACACAAACCCCAACTGTTACAAAAACACCAACTAACACACCAACAAATACTAATACACCGTCACCAACACCGCCAATTGATTGTCATTGTTTTAACGCCAACGGAGTTATAATACCTTCATTAGGTAACCCAACAACAAACCCTATCTTATTCAATGTATCAGGTCTCGATTCTCCAATAACAAGAATTGAACTACGTATAAGCGGATATAGTCATAGTCAAACAAACGATGTTGGTATGATATTATTAGGTCCTGATTATTTAACACATAATACCTCAACCGCACTTATAACAGGTAGACAAGGTAATAATTCAATTAGTAACGTTGATGTTACATTAACTAATTATTCAGGAACGTTATGGGATGGTTATTCACCAGGAACTTTCACTAATGACCCACAAGTTAATTATACAACATATTGGAATAATGCCACATTACCTCAGTATAGTGCAGGACAATCAGGTTATAGTTTATCCACGTTTATTGGTATGTCGCACACTATCGCGAATGGGACTTGGGGATTATACATTCAAGATTTTGGTGTTAATAATGGGGGCTCAATTTCAGGATTCACACTATGTATTTGTGATTATGTTGTTGCACCATCTCAAACCCCAACAGCCACTATAACCCCAACTAAAACACCAACACCAAATATAACACCAACTAACACACAAACAAGAACACAAACTCCAACAAACACACAAACAAGAACACAAACCCCAACAAACACACAAACAAACACACAAACAAGAACACCAAATATAACCCCAACTAACACACCAACTAACACTAACACCCAAACTAACACACCAACAAAAACTACCACCCAAACCCCGACAAGAACTGTAACACCAACTAACACTATCACCCAAACCCCGACAAGAACTGTAACGCCAACTAACACAATTACTCAAACACCTACTAACACAAGAACACCAGATATAACCCCAACAAATACCATTACATCAACACCAACACCAACCACGACAAGAACTGTAACACCAACAAATACTATCACATCAACCCCAACAAATACTATCACATCAACCCCAACTAATACAGTAACGCCAACTAATACCGCAACTCAAACACAAACATCAACACAAACACCGACACAAACGGTCACTCCAAGTAGAAGATGTATAGATGTTTGTGATGTAACACCGGCAATACCACCAATATCCCAATATCCTGTAGGTCCTGGTAATAAAAATGGTAGTTATTGTCAAAATGGGACTCAAATCTATTTAGAAAGTGATTACTCAATACCAACTTGTTTTACAACAACAACTCCTAGTTATACTTTAGTAACTCCTGATGTTTGGAGGTCAACAGATTCATTTACAGGCCCATTAAATAGAGTTGGGATTTATTCTAACCCAACATCACTTGGTGACCAAAAATGGATTGGGTTCACTAAATGTATTGACATACCTGTCGGTAAACGATATTTCATTGGTATGGTTTCTGACAATAACTTTAAATTTTCAATTGATGGTGTATTATTTTCAAATTCATATACTTGTTCACCATGTACCGCACAGGCATTTTACCATTTTAGAGTTTACGAAGTCTACTTATCCGCGGGTAGACACGTTATCGAAATGGTCTCGTATAACTGTGATGGTTTAGCGTCGATGGCGGCAGAAATTTATGATAACACAGTATCTGAATTGATTAATGCAACATCAGTTTCTCAATTAAATAGAATATTTACAACCGAATCATATCAAACGGGTGGTCCTTATTATTTTGACGTTGTTCAAACGTCAGGTGGTACACCAACAACTAACGGATACACATGTCCTCCGGGTTATGTATATGCTTGTGAAGAGTGTTATTACTACTGTAATACTTGTATAACTCGCACACCAACAAAAACACCAACCCAAACACCAACTAACACAATTACCCCAACTGTTACTGAAACACCAACTCAAACGCCAACAAATACAGTCACAAGAACTCAAACGCCAACAAATACAGTCACAAGAACTCAAACGCCAACAAATACAGTCACAAGAACTCAAACACAAACACCTACAAATACAATAACACAAACACCTACAAATACTGTAACAAGAACTCAAACACAAACCCCAACAACCCCATATTCAATATTCCAAATTCAAAGTTGTTGTGATTCATCACTACATATAATGTCATTACCGACATTTTACACACCTTATTTTGATTTTGACGAGTTCTACACGGTTACTTGGTCGGTTATTGGGACTGATGGTTTTTGTTATAAAATAATTGGCACAACAACAGGTTTACCAAATAAGATTTGGAATAATCAAACCCCAACACAAAACTCCGCGTTTCAGGTTAACCCTTGTGTTGAATGTGTACAAACAAATATTTGTCCAACACCAACACCAACACCAACCATCACAAGAACTTCAACACCGACTAACACTATAACACAAACACCAACTAACACTATTACAAGAACAGTGACACCAACAAGAACTGTAACACCAACTAATACAATAACACCAACTAATACAATAACACCAACTAATACAGTAACAAGAACACAAACACCCACTAACACTATAACACAAACAAAAACCCCAACCCCAACAACAACACCTGCCGGTTATGTGTTTTGTCCAAACGTATCGTTAACTTGGCCTAACACAATTGATTATATTTTATACAATGGTGGGTTTACAGATTTTGATGAAGGTTATATGGTTACACCAATCACGTTACCAACAACATTTGCACAAAATGCAACATTTTCGGATAAGTTATATGTTGGAACTAATGGGTATTTTACCATATTTACAGGTTTAACGTCTTACTCAGACCCAGGAACACCATATGTTGGCCCACCCGCAAGTTTAGGTGGTAACCCCGGTGACAATTGGTTAGAACCAGGTTTAGTTATGGTTGGTCAAGGTCAAGGAGATATTCAAAATGTTTGGTATAAAACAGGTACTGATAATAATGGTAAATTTTATGCAAAACTAATAGTTTATGGGGGACGATATGGTGATACCACAACACCAACATCATGGATAGGTAATTTTTATCGAGATAATCAATCTCAATGGTTGGAGGTAATGATAAAATCAACATCGGTTATTCAAGGTAATGCCGGACCGTATAATTCAGCCGGAGATGTTTCAAGTATGGCATCGTATTCAAGTCAGGTTTGGAGAAGTGATTTAAATGGTCAAAATTGGTTAAGAATGGGATTTGGTATTGTTTCAAACTCAGCCATTTGTCCAACACCAACACCAACACCAACAACAACCCAAACTCAAACCCCAACACAAACTAAAACCCCAACACAAACTATTACTCAAACTAAAACCCCAACACAAACTATAACTCAAACTAAAACCCCAACCCCAACTAATACTCAAACCCCAACTCAAACTAAAACTCAAACCCCAACAAAAACAACACCATATACTTTATTTAACGTGGTTAGTTGTTGTGATTTAGTAACAGAATTTAAAATATTATTACCAACAATATACACACCAAGTGCTAGTCCATTTTTTACTTGGGTTGTTAAAGACACGTTAGGTCAATGTTATCAGATATTATTAAGTACGGCAACAGGAGTTGCTAATAAAGTATGGAACGGTACTTATGCGGTAAAAGACTTTGTTGGTGATAAATGTGTTGAATGTACTAATAGTAATCCTTGCCCAACCCAAACTCCAACCCAAACAAGAACCCAAACTCCAACTCAAACCCAAACTCCAACCCAAACTCCTACACAAACCCCAACAAGAACCCAAACCCCAAGTGTTACAAGAACTCAAACACCAACTAACACAAGAACTCAAACACCTACAAGAACAGTAACACCTACATCAGTTCCTCATTTGTGTTCTATGGCAGGTTATGTTTATGATAATACTTGTACGTCTCTATATTGTGTTTCACCTTGTTATTCATTAACTTGTGTTTATCCGGAATCAAACTGTGTGTTACCAAGTACTTGTATTAATGACCCGATAACATATTCGTACTCAATACCTATGATTGCGGTTGATTTCTTAGATGATAAATTTTTTAATATCACTTGTAGTGATTTAGACACATTTAACTGTAATAGTGATTGGGAAGATTTTGATACCGCATACAGAGCTAACAGAGACCTATATATGAAAGACGCTAACAATAATAACCAATTAGTTTTTTCAGGTTGGCCGTCTAACACATATCCATTAACGTCATATTATCAATTTTTTGGTAATAACAATACGACTTTTAGTAAAGGTAAACTTAGAAATGTTAACTTTAAAGGATTTAGAACTTTAAATCATTATGAGAATTGGAACATACCAAATAATTGTACGACATCATTATCGGCAATATTTACAGGTATCACTTCTTTTAGCTTTTTAGCACCGATTAATAACATATCGTTAGCACCAACACCTAATGTTATTGGTAAATTTGTTATGACAACAGGTACTACTCAATCAACTTATTTTTGGAATCCGTCAGGTTCGACTTGGACCGATATTAATAGCACAAGTTGTATTGCTCTAAATATGAAGGATTTATTAAATGAGATGGTGTCATCAAGAAATCAATTGGGGCAGAAAAAATCCTCATTGATTTTATCTCAATTCCCATTTTTATCTATAGGTATTTACATCCCAACATTCCAATTTGTTAAATATAAAAGTTATACATTACCAGCAGGTCCGTTAAGTTTAACTAACGATGGAATGATGATTGAAGAACCATCTACACCTCTTACTTATATAGGTTGTTTAGAAGACACTAGTACTTACAAAATGGTGTTACCTAAATCGTTACCATACAATACTGTTGTTAAAGATAATAATGGGTTATGTTATAACGCATTTCAGGAATGGCCAATAAATTCCTCATACAACGGAACATTACTATACCAAAGTGGTACAACAACATTTGTTACTTGTCCTACATGTACTAATGTTGTTACTCTAGATATTGTAGCACAAACAAACTTAAACCCATATTATGCTTGTGATACTGTCACGAGTACTAGTATGGTATATCGTGTGAATAACGGAACTTGGATAACATTAACTAACGTTATTAGTGCAAATGACACCACATACACAATCTTAAACTCAATAACTGTGGGTGTTGGTGTTATTGTTGATATTTATTTCCCAGGAATTAAATGGGGTGTTGGTTATTTGACAAATGATTACACATCAAGATGTGATAACCAATATTACTCATTTACCGTTTCTACCGTAGCAAGTGGTGTAATTTATTTTAATTTAAACAGTAAAATAACAACTTTACCTGTACCACCTTACACTCAATCATTATGTGGTTTTGACCCTTGTCCTGTATATGTTGAACCTACTCCTTGGAGATGGAGATGGCGTGATTGGACTAATGATACAACAACAACCGTATATTCGGATGTTAAAGGTACGTATGGTACTAGCCCTTACTATGAAATACCAACAACCAACTATTCAGGTACACAATCATATGTTTGGTATAATACCTCAACGTCAAGTTGGAATAATTCATCGGTATTAGGTTCAGGTGATTTATACGCAACTTTACAAAATTCATCACCAACAGAACCACTTAGTAGTCCGTTTAATGAATGGGAAACATTGTCATATCAATCAACTTCAATTATTGGGTCAACACCACAATACCCAATTGAATCAGATGGTCTTATTTTATGGTTAGATGCTGGTAGTGATTTATCTTGGCCGGGTTCAGGTACTGTTTGGAACGATATCACTAATAATAACGTTAACGGAAATTTCATTACGTTACCAAACCCAACCACACCAACATTCTTACCTGACAAAATGGGAGGATTTTACTTTAACGGTACTAATCAAAAAGTAGCTTTTCCTGCAAACCCAACAATTTCAGGAATAACTACCGTTGTTTCAGTAGAAGTTTGGTTAAAACCTACTAATCTTAGTAATGTTGGAAAAACTCAAATCTTTAGTAAAGATAGTAATAGTGGGTTTAGAATGTGGATAGAAACAAATGGTTGTTTATCAATTTTAGGAGGTTCACCAATATCCCCATTTTACCAACAATACACAAGTACCGCATCAACAGTAGTTAATCAATGGGTTCATTTAGTGGGTGTTTGGTCACCATCAGGGTTCTTCACATACATTAATGGTGTTAGTGGTGGATATGATAACTCAAAAATATTACAACAACAGGCAAATAGTGGTATTCTTGAAATCGGTGTATTTACAGGGAATGCGTATTGGTTTGAAGGTGTTCAATCTGTGTTTAGAGTATACGATAGAATATTAACATCTGATGAGGTATTATCTAATTTTAACTCCCAAAAAGATAGATTTGGTTTATAATTAAACCTTTATTTATATAATAATAAACTTATTTTTTAAAAAAAAATGAAGTATGAAAATTTTTGTGCAAATAGCATCGTATAGAGACCCTGAATTGGAGAAAACAATTAAAAGCATGATTGAAAATGCTAAAAAACCTAACAACCTTAGAATTGGTGTTTGTAGACAATACCATCCTGAAGATGGTTTTGACACCCTAAATGAGTATAGAAAAGATAAGAAATTCAGAATCTTAGACGTTCTATATACCGAATCTAAAGGTGTTTGTTGGGCGAGAAATCAAGTACAACAATTATATGGTGGTGAAGAATACACTCTTCAGATTGACTCACATATGAGATTTGAAAAAAATTGGGATGATGAGTTTATTAAAATGGTAAAACAATTACAAAAGAAAGGTTTTCCAAAACCATTATTAACAGGATATGTATCGTCATTTAATCCTGAAAACGACCCAGCTGAAAGAATTAAAGAACCTTGGAGAATGGTATTTGACCGTTTTATCCCTGAAGGTGCTGTATTCTTTTTACCTGAAACAATACCAGGTTGGGAAAAAATGAAAGAACCTGTAACATCAAGATTTTATTCAGCTCACTTCGCATTTACGGTAGGTCAATTTAGTGTTGAGGTACAACACGACCCTGAGTTTTATTTCCACGGGGAGGAAATATCAATTGCGGCTAGAGCCTATACTCACGGATATGATTTATTCCACCCACATAAAACATTGGTTTGGCACGAATACACTAGAAAAGGTAGAACAAAACAATGGGACGATGATAAAGAATGGGTGAATAGAAATAATGTGTCACATAGTAAAAACAGAAAATTGTTTGGTATGGATGGTGAATTATCCGATGTTGATTTTGATATTTACGGATTTGGTACTGAGAGAACACTTAAAGAATATGAAATTTATTCAGGTCTACGATTTTCAAGACGTGCGGTACAACAATATACATTAGATAAAAATTATCCACCAAATCCAACGATTTACCAAACTGATGAGGAATGGGAAGATAGTTTTGCAACCATATTTAAACATTGTATTGATGTCGGTTATGACGCTGTACCTGAAACAGATTATGAATTTTGGGTTGTAGCATTCCACGATGAAAATGATGAAACAATCCATAGACAAGATGCCGATATTAACGAAATTAATCGTATGAAAAATGACCCTGATGGATATTGTAAAGTATGGAGAGAGTTCCAAACCTCACATAAACCAAAATATTGGGTGGTTTGGCCATACTCAGTGTCTAAAGGATGGTGTGATAGATTAACAGGAAATTTATATTAATATTATGAAACAATTTGATACAGATAAATACGAACACGGGTTTATTGATTTTTATGAACCTTATTTTAACAATTTAAAAGATGTAAAAAACGTTTTAGAAATCGGAGTATATAACGGTGGTAGTTTACAATATTTAGAATCTAAATTTCAAGATGCTAAAATATACGGTATTGATATTGAAAATAAAACTCAATATGATACAGAACGAATTAAAACATACATTGTAAATCAAGAGAATAGAGACGACCTTGAAAGATTCATCAATGAAAATAATATTGAGTTTGACTTAATTATTGATGACGGTGGTCATACTATGAGACAACAACAAGTTTCATTTGGTATGTTATTTAAAAGATTAAAAAAGGGGGGTATCTATGTTTTAGAAGACTTACACACGTCAAGATTAGACCAATTTGGAACTATACATTCTGACGATTTAATCACAACTTTAGATATGTTATACACTATACATTATACTAAAAATGTAATTTCAAATCACATAACTGATGACGAAAAAAGTTACATTAAAAATAATGTTGAGGATATTAGAATATGGACTAGAACACCTGAGTATAATCAAAGTGTTACCTCAATTATAAAAAAAAAAGTGATGTGAAAAATAATTTTGATATTGGAATAACAACATTTTCATTAAGATTTAATTTTGTTAAAGATTTAGTTAAAAATATTCGAGAATTAGGTGTTAATAATAATATTTTAATATGTGTTAATGGTGAAAAGGATTCTAATTTTGATGAAACATATAGAAAAAATATTTTAAATTTATGTTCTGAATATACAAACGTTTACCCGATATTTTTTATTGAGACGAGAGGTTTGTCTAAAATGTGGAACACACTATCAATACATTCAACAAGTGGTAATTTATTAATATTAAATGACGACATTAAAGTATCGTCAGATAATATGTTTAACGTTGTTTCAAATCATATAGAATCATCTGAATATTTTGGTCTTAGTATTATTAATAATACGTTTTCATTCTTTGTCGTTAATAAAGATTATTTGGATAGTTTAAATTATTTTGATGAACGATTATTAGGGTTTGGTGAAGAGGATGGTGATATTATGTATCGAGTTAAGAAACATAGTGGTCATAGTATCTTTAGATTATACGCGTCAGGTATTGAAAATATTGTTTCGGATATTAGACATACACACATTAAAAGTGGTGTTGGTAAATATTCATTTTTTAATCGTGATTATATGTTTAATAAAAAGTACAAATGCGATGGTGACATTTATTATTTTCCCGAAGGTATTGAGTGTGAACAAATAATTGATAACCCTCAACAATATCCTTTTGAGAAATTCTTTAAAGAAAATAGAAATAATTTGTAATTATGAATCTTGAAACCGTAAACGGATGTGAAATATATTATGACGATAAATGGTTAAATTCTAATTTAGAAGAATATCGAAATTTTATTTTAACAGAAATTAAAAATTCTTGTCATAATGTTTCATCACCAATATCGGTTAATTTTGGATGTGACCTTAAAAAAGATATAAATATTGATTTTCAATATGAACATACAATAATATTAGAAGGTAATCAATACATATCCAAAATTCATAATTATGATTATTTAAATACTATGGATTATGTTTTAGAATATTCAAACGCAAATATTGAACATTCAAAAAGATGTGATGTGAATCCTGAGTATTTAAATAAATTAATTTATTTCCCACCTTTAATTTATGAACTATCGGATGATGGTGAAAGAAATAAAAATATAATTACAATACATAATTCAAACCAAAGAAGAAACCATATTCATAACCAAATAGATATGGATTATTTTCATAATATTGTCGGTTACAATGTGTTTGATAAAAATAAAATAAAAAATGTATTAGACAATTACAAAATATTGGTCAATATACATCAATTAGATATTCATCACACTTTAGAAGAATTTAGAGTTTTACCGTCTTTATTAACAGGTATTTTAATTATAAGTGAGGAAGTTCCGTATAAAGAAGTTATACCTTATTCTAAACACATCATATGGTCAACATAT